GCTAATGCCCGCGCATCAGGATCCGCATTTATGGACCTAGTAGCATCACAACTAGGCCTTGAAACGTACATGTTTCAAATGTCGATGTCCGATCAACGTCGTGGCAAAGATGGTTCCAGAGCTCATTACTGGACCAAGGATGCCCAAATGGAAGCAAGAGAATATGCACCAAAAGATCACCACCTCGTTTGTATGGTTGACGTAGACCAATACGTCAACATGCCAGAGTTTCTTTGCAAACAACAGAGACCGTTCCTGTTATACACTTTTCAACCCAAGTGTGCAGCTCAAGGGAACGGAGATTACACTTTCTGTTTCAATAGAGACCAAACTGTTACATACCACACATCAGGCACAGGCAGCTACACTAGTCACTTATGGAATTATAGCAACGACATTGTCACAACAGTCGCCACTTTTTATGGAATCCCTTATCGAACATGCACTTATGCAATTGATAAGAAGAAAATCGACGAACATCACGATGTTATCATGCTCACTCCAATAAGAATCTTTTGGTTCCCCCTTTCCCTCATTAATTATTTCCTTTCGTTCGATATTTTAACACGATTAACACCAGTCAATGGTTCATATGTTAGAATGAAAGTGATATCAGAGGAAGGCATTACATTTAGCACAGCCGCGATCGGAGATTTTTACTGCGCACGAACTACCCCAGAAGCAGAATCCGCAATCGCCAAATTGGCCCAGACTACCGTATCAGGTGTCAATATCCCTTCAGTACAAGGTTTGATGAAGGATGGATCTAAACATGAAGCAACATTAATTACAAGCTATTTTAAGAGCAAGTTGCCGGAACAAGCACCCATTGTCGTTAAACCAGATCCAAGATCCACCATGTACACATTCGCAAACCACGTCGTCGACCAAGACGCGAAGCCAGCAATGATTCCATTCATGTCACCTATCGCTCTAGGAGCAAAGGTTCCGACACGCAGTTTAGGCAACGATGCACAATTCGTTGATGCCCGTATCATGCGTATAAAGAATACTCCTATGGAGATCACCACACGTGACGTAGAGTATATAAATGAATTCGTGATAATGCTGTTCCCCGAAGGAAAACGCCAATTAATACCCACTACCTTAGACACTGTTTATGAGAAACAGAACAGACCAACTCAACGTAACAT